AGGGCAGGGCAAGGGGCAGGGCAAGGGGCAGGGCTAATGGCCCCCGCCAAGCCCCAAGCCGACGGCTACCCCTCGCGCGCGAGCGGTTTCCCCTAGCTATTGCGACGCGTTCGCAATGCCATATGCCTTTATGCCCGTGCTATGGCAACGGGCGCAAGACTACGCTCGCACGTCTCAACGCCTATACGGCGCGTTGCCTATCGTCTACTTGCGCGTTGCTTGTCGTCTACTTAGGCCGGGTGCGCGTTGCTTTGCGTATGCTTGGCCTATGCTTGAGGTCTACTTGCCCCCCACCCTACCCCCGCGCCGCCGCCCCGGCTGTAACTGTGGCATGCACACACCCCAATTTTTTGCAGATTTCAAATGCAGATGCACCCTGACCGGTGCGTATGTGCAAAGTTTTGCAAAAGACCGCGCAACACGAGCAACACCGGCAACGTGTTGCAATGCACGGCGCTCGCGACTACAGAGGCAGCTACGTCGAAAAGGATGCGCTGGATCGCATGCTGCCGTTCAAACGCCTGACCCCGGAACAGCGCGCTGTGCTGTTTGATGCTGTTGCCAGCGGAAAGCTCCCCCTTGAGAAGGTGGCAGCAATCAAGTGGCAAATTGAGTGGGCGGCTACGGCTCGGGAAAAGCAGGAACCGCCGGACGGCGACTGGACGGAGTGGGGCCTGCTCGCGGGACGTGGGTTTGGCAAGACGCTGACCGGCGCGCACTGGCTGGCCTCCGATGCCTACTTCGATCCGCTGGCGTTCCCGTCGGCGGTCATTGCGCCTACGCTAAACGACGTGCGGCACACGTGCTTCGAGGGACCGGCAGGGCTGCTGAGCATCGTGCCGCCGGAACTGGTAATGGACTACAACAAGACCAACCTGATCATCACGATCCTGACCGAGAACGGGAAGCCTGCCATTATTCGCGGGTTCAGCGCCGAGGAGCCGGAGCGTCTGCGGGGGCCACAGTTCGCTCGGCTATGGGGCGACGAATTGTGTTTAGTATCAGATACTTATGTGGAAATCCCAACGGGGCGCAAGCGCATATCCGAGTTCAGGGACGGCGATGTTGTGATGACCCGCGAGGGCGCCAGACGCGTTGTGCGGGCGTGGAAGACCAGCGACCGCGCCGAGACGTGGGAGGTGGTGGCGTCAGACGGGCGGACGCTGCGCGGAACGGCAGGCCATCCGGTATGGGTCGAAGGCGAAGGGTTTTTGCCGTTGCACATGCTCCTGCGTGGGCATAAACTTCTTGTATGGGACATGCACCGCGCGTCGAGTGGAACGGCCAGTTCTGGTACTACTACCGAGACTACTATCGAAATCGAAAAGGGCGTCTTCTCCACCGCGAGAAATATCTTGCGGCACATGGACCGCTTGGCCCGAACGTCGATGTCCACCATCTCGACGGCGACAAGCGCAACAACGCGCTTGAGAACCTTCAGGCGCTCTCCCGGTCAGACCACGTTCGCCAGCACGAACCGCGCGGCTTCGTCGCGCGTTCGACAGCAGAGCTTCGAGCTGCGGCGTTGGCTCAGTGGGGCCGCAAGCAGCCTGACGAGCGCGTGTGCGGGCATTGCGGAAGCGTGTTTGGCTCGACGGCCACTGTCGCCACATACTGTAGCCAGCGGTGCGGCTGGCGCGCTCGGTACGTGCCGCGCAAACGCGCGCCCGCAGGACAAAAACCGAGAGTGCCTAGGGCTCGAAGCTGCGTGGTTTGCGCATCAGAGTACCGCGCCGCCGACCCCCGCTCGCGCTGTTGCTCCCGGCGCTGCGGCTACGTGTACCGTTCTCGGCGTAAGGCGGACGGGGCTCAGGGAGGCGGTCTACAACATCGAGGTTGAAGGCGCGCACGAGTATTTCGCCAACGGCTTGCTGACCCATAACTGCGCGTGGACGAAGGGCGAGGAGACGTGGGACATGGCCATGATGGGCCTGCGTCTCGGGCCACTGCCGAAGGTCGTCTGGACGACGACGCCCAAGCCGAAAGACTTGGTGCGCAAACTGGTGAGCGAGAAGAGCGGGCGGGTCATTACGACCGGCTCGACCTACGAGAACAAGGACCACCTCCCAAAATCGTTCTTTGAGCAGTTGACGCAGTACGAGGGCACGCAACTCGGGCGTCAGGAGCTGATGGGCGAGCTAATCGACGCGGAAGAGGGCGGCATTATTGCGCGAAACTGGTTCAAGCTGTGGCCAAGCGCCAAGGCCCTGCCGTCCTTCGACTGGATTATCATGTCGCTGGACACGGCGTTTACCGAAAAGACGCTGAATAAGCGGACATTTGACGCGGACAGCTCCGCCTGCACGGTCTGGGGCGTATTTTGGCACGACGACAAGCGGCAGGTGCTGCTGCTGGACTGCTGGGCGGAGCAATATGGCCTGCCGGACCTGATGAAGCGGGTGAAGAAGGAGCTGACCGTCGCGTATGGCGACGATCAGGACAATGCGCTCATAAAACCCATGATCGGCTCGGCCAAAATGGCGGCGAGTGGCCGGAAACCGGACATTTTGCTGATCGAGGACAAGGGCAGCGGCATCTCGTTGCGGCAGATGCTGGATCGTGAGGGCATTACGGCCTACGCCTACAATCCGGGTCGGGCAGACAAGCTGACGCGGCTGCATATGGTGTCGCACATCTTTGCGCGGGGTCAGGTGTGGCTGCCGGAGAGCGAGAAAAACGCCGGGAAGCCGAAAACGTGGATCGAGCCGGTGCTGGCGCAGCTTTGTTCGTTCACCGGGAGCGGGTCCATCCGGCATGACGACTATGTGGACAGCACCACGCAGGCCATGCGGCTGATGATGGACAAGAACCTGCTGCATAATACGCCGATGCCGAAACGAGGGGCGCAAGAGGACGAGCGCGAAGAGCGACGGCCCCGCGTTAATCCCTATGCGGCGTGAATTTGCCCGTTTACACGACGAGTGTTAGAACTTGTACCCCGCCTTGCTCCGTAGGATGCGCGCCTGATGGAAGACGAAGAGCTGCCCGAAGGCGAATACGTCGAAATGGACGACGAAGAGACGCCGGATGTCGTCGACACTGAGGACGGCGGCGCAATAGTCACGCTGGACGACGACGAGCGCGCCTCAGACAGCGAGTTTCTGGCTAATCTTGCCGAGACGCTGCCCGAGAGCGACCTGAAGTCGCTGGCGTCGACTTATCTGGACCTGATTGGCCGCGACCGCGAGGCGCGCAAGAAGCGCGACGAGCAGTACGAGGAGGGCATCCGTCGTACTGGGCTAGGGGACGACGCGCCGGGCGGCGCGCAGTTCCAAGGCGCGTCGCGGGTCGTGCATCCGATGCTGACGGAAGTCTGCGTGGACTTCTCGTCTCGGGCGATCAAGGAGCTGTTCCCGGCAGACGGGCCGGTCAAGAGCAAGATCGTTGGGGAGCTGACGAAAGAGCGCGCCGCCAAGGCGATGCGCAAGACCGACTACATGAACTGGCAACTGACGACCCAGTCGCAGGAGTTTCGCTCCGAGCTGGAGCAGTTGCTGACGCAGGTGCCGCTGGGCGGCGCGCAGTACATGAAGGTGACGTGGAACGAGAGCCGCAACCGGCCCAACTTCCTGTTCGTGGCGATAGACGACATCTACCTGCCGTATGCGGCGACCAACTTCTACACCGCGCAACGCAAGACCCACGTCCAGTACCTGACGGCGCTGGACTATGCCGAGCGCGTCGCGAGCGGCATGTACCGAGACGTGGACCTGACGTCGCCGGGTGAGGCACCAGAAGGGTCGAGCGCCGAGCAGGCGAACAACAAGATCGAGGGGCGCGACAGCACGTCCTACAATGAGGACGGCCTGCGGACGGTGTTCGAGATTTACGCTACGGCGGAGGTCGAGGACGACGTCGGGGCCGCGCCGTATATCATCACGGTGGACAAGTCGTCCTCGCAGGTGCTGGCGATCTATCGGAACTGGGACGAGGACGACGAGAGCCGCGAAGAGCTGCAGTGGCTGGTAGAGTTCCCGTTTGTGCCGTGGCGCGGCGCGTATCCCATCGGTATTATTCACATGCTGGGCGGCATCTCTGCCGCCGCGACCGGGTCACTGCGGGCGCTGCTGGACGCGGCGCATATTTCTAACTCGCAGACCATGCTCAAGCTAAAAGGCGGCTCGCGCGGCGGGCAGTCGCTGGACATCCAGCCGACGCAGGTGATGGAGATCGAGGGCGGTCTGAACGTCGACGACGTGCGCAAGATCGCCATGCCGCTGCCGTTCAATCAGCCGTCGGCGGTCCTGTTCCAGTTGCTAGGGTTCTTGGTCGACGCCGGTAAGGGCGTCGTCCGCACGACCATGGACAGCATGTCGGACGGGAACCAGAATGTACCCGTCGGCACGACACTGGCCAAGATCGAGCAGGGCATGGTGGTATTCTCTGCCATCCACGCCCGACTGCACGCCGCCATGGGCCGGATGCTGCGCATCCTGCACCGCCTGAACGGCATGTATCTGGACGACGAGGACGTCGAGGCCGAGATCGGAAGCGAGATTGCGTCTCGCAAAGACTTTGACGGGCCGATGGACGTCGTGCCGGTCTCCGACCCGAACATCTTCAGTGAGGCGCAGCGCTTTGCGCAGGTGCAGGCCGTGGCGCAGCGAGCGTCGTTGCTGCCGCAACTGTACGACCTGCGAAAGGTCGAAGAGCGCATCTTGGCCACCTTGAAAATTCCTGACGCGGCATCGCTGCTTCAACCGGCTATGACGCCGGTCGAAGAGGACGCCGTGCAGGAGAACGTCAAGGCGGTCATGGGGCGTCCCGTGCTGGCGTTCCCCAAGCAGGACCACATCGCGCACCTGAAGACGCACCTGTCGTTCATGCTGTCGCCCGCCTTGGGCATGAGCCAGCTACTGGCCCCCACGACGCTGCCCGTCTTGCTCACGCACCTCAAGGAGCACATCGCCTTCTGGTACGCCTCGGAGGTGTACAAGACGACGAACGAAGCGGCGGACGGCAGGCTGGACGAGCAGCTACGTGAAACCAAGACCGACGAAGAGAAGCAGGCTCTGGATCGGGTCTCGGCGGAGGCGTCTCTGAACGTCGTCCTGATGGCGGACACGGCGCTGGCGTCGCTGCCGCCGGTTATCAAGCAGATCATCGAGATGGTGCAGAAGCTGACGCCGCCGCCTCCGATGGACCCCGCCGCACAGGCCGCCATGGCCGACATCCAGATGCGGGGGCAGGTCGAGCAGCAGAAGGCGCAGCTTGCCACGCAGCGCCTGCAACTGGAGGCGCAGACGGGTCAGGCCGACGCGCAAATCCGCGCACAGACGGCGGCTCAGGCGGCGCAACTCGACGTGCAGCGCCTACAGCTCCAGATGCAGACCGAGCAGGCCAAGCTGCAGATGCAGCAGGTCGATAGTCAGACCAAGGCCCAGCTAGAGCAGGCCAAGCTGCAACTGCAGCAGACGCAGGATCAGACCTCGGCGCAGCAGGCGCAGGTCGCGCAGGCGACGTCGGCGCAGACCGAGCAGGCCAAGCTGCAGATGGAGCAGCTCAAGATACAGGCGGACGCCGAGGCCGCACGACTTGAGCAGCAGGCGGAGATGATGCGGACGCTGGCCGACCTTCAGGCCCGCGTCGCCATGAACAACGCCGACAACCAGACGGCCAAGGAGCTGGCGCTCATGGAACTGCAAAACGCCGACGTCTCTACGGATACCAACCCCTAAAGGAGAACGATTATGCACGGAAAGACCAAACTGCCCCCGCAAGCCGTCCCGATGCACCATCAGATGGCCTCGCCCGCTACGTATGAGGCCACGCGCAAGATGCTGATGTCTAACACGTCAACACTGGGCAAGCGCGGCTCTAAAAACTGCGCATGACGATTGATCAAATCTTGCGGCTGCTGGAGGAGGCGCAGGCCTCTCTTGCAAAAAATGCGCTCCAGCAGCCCCAAGACCGCGATGCCTTCGAGTATGGCCGCACTGTCGGGATGTACGCGGGGCTGGAGCACGCCAAGGACGTCATCGTGAGTATGGTGGCTGACAGGGAGCGGAAAGAATACGACTTCTGAGGAGCACAAATGAACGAGTTTGCTAACAACGTAACCTTTAAATACGAGAGTTTGGACGAGGCGTTTCCCTCGTGCGATCCGGGGGTCATGCCCTTCGGCTCGCGCATTTTGATCCAGCTCAAGACGCCCAAGAAAGTGACCAAGGGCGGCATCCTGCTCACGGACGACGTCCGCGAGACGGAGAAGTACAACACCCAAGTCGCCAAGGTGGTCGCCGTCGGAGAACTAGCCTTCAAGAACCGCAACACCATGACCTCGTGGCCGGAAGGCTCGTGGGCCGTGGAGGGCGATTACGTGCGCGTGCCGAAATACGGCGGGGATCGCTGGACCGTCTTGGCGGATACCGGCGACGAAGCCCTTTTCGTAATTTTTAATGATCTCGACCTAGTGGGCAAGGTGACCGGCGATCCGCTGGCCATCAAAGCCTTCCTATAAGGCTGAAAGGAGCCGGTCATGGCAGCAGACACATTTTCTGAGACGGACGACGACGAACTCATCATCGTAGAGACGGATACGATCCCGCCCCCGGAGCAGATCAATGCTGAAGATGATACTGATGTCGACGACAGCGCTGACGCGGATGACGAGGATGAACGCCTCGTCTCCGGCGATGAAGAGGACGAAGACGACGGCAACCCAAACCGCAAAAAGCGGATCAAGCGCCGACAGGTCGTAAAGCAGGCAAAAGAGAAGACGCTGCAGGAACTGCAGTTTCTGCGCCAGCAGAACGAGGACATGGCGCGGCGTCTTGCGGCGGTCGAGGGCAACGCCCTTAGCTACAACAATGCCCAGCTCGACCAGCGTCTGTCGGACACCCAGCGTGAGGTGCAACAAGCCGAGACCATCATTGCCCGCGCCGTTGAGGCGGGGAACGGTGACGACGTCGCCGTCGCCATGCGGATGCGCGACGAGGCCATGGCTCGGGAGGCGCAGCTCTATTCTGCCAAGACGCAGATCGAGCAGGCGCGCACTCAACCCGCGCCCGTGGACCCCCGCGTCACGTCCCTCGGCCAGCAGTGGATGGAGGCCAACCCTTGGTACGACCCTCGCGGGTCAAACGAGGACAGCGCCGTCACCAATGCCATCGACACTCGGTTGGTGGCGGAGGGTTACAACCCCGCCTCAGTAGCGTACTGGGAGGAGCTTACTCGGCGCGTCTCGGCCCGCATCAACACGGACGATACGCCGCCATCAAGAGATCGGAAACGGGCTCCGCCCATGGGAACTTCTCGCGAACATGTGCCTCCGAGCACTAAAAAAGCAGTGTTCGTGACACCCGATAGAAAACAGGCTATGATCGACGCTGGTGTTTGGGATGATCCGGTTCGCCGGGCTCAAATGCTTAAGGCGTATCAAGCCTACGACCGTAACCCGCCGCGCTGAAAGGAGTGCAGCTTATGGACATGGACGAACGTCTTAAAAAGGAACTGGGTGCCGGTCGAGGCTCCCGTGCGATGAGTGACCGCGCTGTCACGGAACGCCGGGATATAAGCGATGACGATAGGCTGCAGATGTTCCAACAAGCCTTGTTTAACGACGCACTACCCGATCTGCCAAATCTACCCGGCTATCACTTATGTTGGTTGACGACGACGAACACGCGAGACCCCATCCACCGTCGGATGCAGCTTGGCTACGAACCTGTAAAACCGGAGGAAGTTCCGGGCATGCGGTACGCCACGCTAAAAACGGGTGAATGGAGCGGGTTTATTGCCGTCAATGAGATGCTCGCGTTTAAGCTGCCCATGAGCCTCTATCAGCGGTTCATGCAGGAGGCTCACCACGATGCACCCCTCCGCGAGGAGCAATCTCTCGCAGATCAGTCAGATGCTATTCGTGAGCAACTGATGCGATCAGGAAGCAATGTGACCGAGGGCGATGGACTGTCGGAACTGCGTCAATCCAACCCCGCGCGTGGCGTCTTCACGGACTAGCGCGCATCCTTTAGCTTTTCGAGGTGAGACAATGTCTGCGTCTTCAACCCCGTTCGGCCTGCGTCCCGACTACAGCCCAAGCGGTGTGGTGCGCCCTACCGCCTACACCTGCCTTACGGGATACGCGTCGAACATTTTCCAGAACCAGCCGGTCAAGATCGGCACCAACGGCACGCTTGAGGCTGCCGCTGTCGGCAATCGGTTTATCGGCACCTTCCAAGGCGTCGAGTTCACCGATACCGATGGTCGTCGTCGGGTGTCCAACAAGTGGACGGCCTCTACGGCGGCTACGGACATCGTGGCCTACGCCACGCTGGACCCCTCTATCGTTTACGAAATCCAAGCAGATGCTACCTTGGCCGTGACCGATATTGGTTCGCAGTATGACTTCACGACCATCACTGCCGGAAACTCCACCACGGGCCTTAGCGCCATGATGCTGGGTGTCTCCACCACCGCCGCAAATGCCAGTATGCGCCTGATCGGGCTCACCCCCGGTCCGGATAACGCTTTTGGCGATGCATTCCCAATCGTTCAGGTCCAGATCAGCGAACACCAAAATGTCGCCGATGTGGCCGGTTACTAGGGAGGGTTTGAACCATGGCTTCTCCTATGCGTTCAACGGACTTCAGGTCCATTGTCGAACCGATCTTGAACGAAGAGTTCAACGGTATCTATGACCAGCGTGCAGACGAGTGGTCGCAGGTCTTTAGGGAGTTCACGGGTATCCCGCGCAACTACCACGAAGAGCCTGTGCTGTTCGGCTTCGGCGCTGCTCCCGAGCTGCCCGACGGCATGCCCGTCACCTACAACTCAGGTGGCGTGCTGTTCATCCAGCGTTACATCTACCGCGTCTACGGTCTGGCTTTCGCCCTGACCAAAGTGCTGGTGGAAGACGGCGACCACATTCGCATTGGCCAAACCTATGCGCGTCACCTCGCCCAGTCGCTGGTTGAGACCAAGGAAACCCTTGGCGCCAACGTGGTCAACCGCGCGTTCAACTCCGCCTACACGGGCGGCGATGGCGTGCAACTGGTGGCCAGTACGCACCCGGTTGTCAGTGGCACGCAGTCCAACCTGCTGGCTACCGCCGCCAACCTCTCGCAGACCTCGCTTGAGCAACTGCTCATTCAGGTCCGCAATGCGGCGGACAACAACGGCAAGCGCATCCGCCTGACCCCGAAGAAGCTGGTTCTGGGTCCGTCAAATGTGTTCCAAGGTGAAGTGCTGCTCAAGTCCGTCCTGCGGGCTGGCACGGCAAATAACGATATTAATCCCGTAAATTCAATGGGATTGCTCGGAGATGGCCAAGCCAACCTGTCGCGTATCACCTCGACCACCGCTTGGTGGATACAGACTGATGCGCCAGAGGGCCTCAAGCTCGCCAAGCGTCGTGGGCTCGAAAAGTCCATGGAAGGCGATTTTGAGACGGACAGCATGCGTTACAAGGCCACCGAGCGTTATGCGTTCGGCTGGACCGACTGGCGCAGCCTTTACGGCACCCCCGGTATCTAACGTGGTTGGGGGCATTATGCCCCCAACCCTCTCTTGAAAGGGGAACCTCAAATGGCACAAACCACTTGGAGCGGCCCACTAGCCTCCGGCGACAAGAACGCCGGGGTTACGGGAGGCCCAAATATCGGTCAGGCAATTCTCTCGCAGACCGTGCTGCTTACGTTCGACGCCACGCTTGTTCAGAACGCCACCGTATATCTGCCGCTTAGTTCGCAGATTACCGACATTCTGGTCGACGTGCTCACGGCGTATAACAGCGCCACGACTGCCACGCTTTCGGTTGGAACGTCTACGGGCGCGACGACCTACATGAGCGGCGTCAACGTCAAGGTGGCGGGTCGAATTGCTCCCACACTAACAGCGGCCCAACTGCTGGCTATGGCCAACATTGGTACGACAAGCGTATCGGGTACTGCCGTGGCAACCGTAACCTCCGTCGGTCAACCGACTGCGGGCTCGGTTCGGGTAACTTTCCGCTACGTTCAGACCACTTCTCAAGACTAAGGCTAGGGGGACGGTCTTCGGATCGTCCCCGCTTTTAGAGGAATAATCATGGTCGACGCAGTTGCTTCTCAAACGCTTTTTGATGGCGAGCGTTTGGCCATCATGAAGTTCACCAATATTTCTGATGGCACGGGTGAAACCAAAGTCAGCAAGGTGACGCCCTCCAGCCTAACGGCTAACAGCCGTGGCAAGGCGTGCACCGCTGTCACCATTACAAAAATCTGGGTTACCACGCACGGCATGCAGGTGCTGCTGTACTGGGACGCCACCGCCGACGTGCTGATAATGGCGATACCGCAAAACACCAATCAGACTTTAGATTATCGCGATATAAGCGGCCTGTGGAATAACGGCGGGGCCGGTGTCACGGGTATCATTCAGTTTTCAACTGCCGACGCCAGCGTAGGCGACGCGTACACCGTCACTCTTGAGATGGTTAAGACCTACGCCTGAGACCGTTAAGTTAGGAGACACGTAAGTGGCTGACGTAAAAATCTCGGGGATGACGCCGGGAACTGCGCTGACAGGCGCAGAGCTTTTTGAAAGCGTTCAGACCGCCGCCACGGTGTCGCTAACTGCGCCTCAAATCAAGGCGTACAGCAACCAGTCCGGCTACACGTACAACGTCCCCATTACCGGTTTCAGCCTGACCATTGGCGCAGCCATCCAAGTGCTGGTGCTAGACCCGGCGGGCGTTTTGGCCACCGGAACGGTCATCCTTCCCGTTGCGCCGCTAGACGGCAACCAAGTCCGTATCAGCACCACGCAGACCATCACGGCCCTCACCCTTACGCCTAGCGGCACGCAGACCATTGCCAACGCCGTAACCACGCTGGCGGGCAACGGCTTTGTCGCGTACCTGTACTCGACGGCGCAGAACAAGTGGTTCCGGGTGGGCTGATGTTGGGCTTCTCGCTATCCAGCAGGATTAAAGACGCCGCCGAGCAGCTCTCTGAGGCGACTGCCCCCTTTGCCCCTCCGGCAGGCGCGCTCCCGCCAGAAGGCGCACCGCCCATGGGCGGAGCCCCTCCAATGGGTATGCCGCCAATGGGTATGCCGCCGATGGGCGGACCCCCAATGGGCATGCCCCCTCCGATGGGTATGCCGCGCCCGCCCGGAATGCCACCGGGTATGCCCCCGCCGGGCATGCCGCGCTCGCCGACCATGCCGCCGCAAGGCCCGGCCCCCTCGCCACTGCAGGGTCTGCCCTCGTTCAAATCCCCGCCACTGGCGGCGTTCTTGCAGGGGCCAAAAGGCCAACTAGCGCAAACCTCAAAGCCCGTCGGCTTTGCCCGAGGCGGGCTTGCCATGGCCAAGGGCGGCGCGTGGACGCGCAAGGAAGGCCAGAACCCCGAAGGCGGGTTAAACGCCAAGGGCCGTGCGTCATTGAGGGCGCAGGGCCAAAATATAAAGCCGCCCGTGACGGCCAAGCAGGCGGCGAAGTCGCCGACTTCTGCTGCGCGTCGCAAGAGTTTCTGTGCTAGGATGACCGGGATGCCGGGGCCAATGCAGGACGAAAAGGGCCGTCCAACTCGCAAAGCCCTCTCTTTGCGCAAATGGGAGTGCAGGTAATATGGACGGTTTCAAGAACACCACGAAGACCCAGTACTCCATGGGCGGCTACGCGACAGGCGGATCAGCCAAGTTCGGCAAGGTCATGCGCGAGTTCAAGGCAGGTACGCTGCACAGCGGCTCAAAGAAAGGCCCCGCAGTAACCAGCCCCAAGCAAGCCTTCGCCATCGCGGCGTCGGAAGCGCGTAAGGCCCCAATGAAGAAGCAGGCGGGCGGCGAGGTTCGGTCGAAGGACTACAAAGACGGTTACAAAGAGGGTCGTGAATTCTACGACAACAACATTGCGAGGTCCCTGAGCCCTAGCGAAAAGGGCGGTGTCGTGGGGAAAATTGGTCGCGGGTTTGTGAGGAGTGTTGCAAAAACTCTCGGGGACAGTCTGGAAAACGCTGCGACAGCCGCAGGCGTGGCCACCACCATGTCGGGTCGAAAAGTCACTCCGCAATACCTGAAAGGTCAGCGAGCGGGTCGAAAGGACGAAGTTGGTTACGCCCACGGCGGCAAGG